AGCAAATCTTCCAGGCAATGTTTCAGGTCAAATTGAAGCATTAAATCAAATGGTGTTGAATTTTTGCATACAGCAGGTTTACAGCGAAGCAAAAGGTTATATGAAATACCTCAGCGACGCCAGCAATATGTATGTCCCTATCGCTCATCCTATTCTTGCAAAAGACGACGACAAAGAATTAGTGTTGAAACCTTGGTTTTAGTCGTCAGAGATGAGCAACGACTTGGTGGTTTTCGCCTTGCCTTTAACCGCGGTCTTCTTAACCTTTTCCTTTGCAACGCCCGTCATCATTCGTTGGCGCTCCTCAGTATATTGAATATACTCTGAACGCAGCGTCTCCAATTCAGTGAGCCACATTTTTTGTATTGTGGTTGACTGAATCTTTTCCAATTCGGCCACCTTGTCCCCGTGCTCCTTCAACAACCTAGCGACATTCTCCTGTGTGACGCTATCCATTGCCATCTTTGTCAAATATTTGAAATCCGCATCTTTACCAAGTTGGTCATATCCTTTCTTTAGCAGCATTTCATGTACTTGATCCTTCGTCTTTTTGCGCAAGTCAATCGTGTCATTGATAACTTCTTGAATATACTTTGCCTTGTTTGACAATAACAATACTTCTTGTGAAATTGCCTTCATCAAATAGGTCTTGCGCGTTCCGTACAACTCAAGTCGCGTCGTGTAGTAGTCGTCGATTATATCCGTTACATTTGCATATTTCTTCAGCTTGTCATTCGCATCGAATAAATGCATATTACTGCTTGAGCTTGTCGTGTATAACTTCAACATCTTTTCCAAAGCATTGCATCCATGGTCTGTCGCAGATGACGACAATTCAGCGAGCTGACCTTTGTTCAATTGAATGGTAAAGTCCACGCTCGTATCTTTACACATGTCATCAAAATCCTTTATGATCGGTGTGATCTTTTTGCCACTAGCATCTGACGTCTCTGTTAAGGACTCCAAGTGCGCTTTGAAATCATCGGTCCATAAACCAACTGGCAATTCCGTCACGCGAATTTTGTCAACGCCAATCGTTTCATACTTTCCCTTGATTAAATACTTACTGCTGCCTGCAGAACCCTCTGAAATTCTTGTAATCGTTCCTTGAAATCCCTCGTAGTATGGGATAAAGTCCGCACAAGAAGTCGCTTCCAGATTGTTTAACAACTTGGCCTTTAAATAATCGATAATGTTCAACGGATTATAACACATGATATCTGTACTGAAACCCGTACCGATGCCCTTCGTTCCATTCACCAACACCATCGGAATAATCGGCGCATAGAACAACGGCTCTACTATCTGACCATCATCATCCAAATATTTCAAGATGTTGTCATCTACCGCTGGGAAGATGGACCTCGTAATATTATTCAAGAAGGTGAAGATGTATCTTTCAGATGCACTATCCTTTCCACCTTGCAATCTTGTACCAAATTGTCCGCTCGGAATCAACAGATTAATATTGTTTGAACCCACAAAGTTTTGCGCCATACCTACGATCGCTGCGTTCAAAGACGCCTCACCATGATGATATCCCGAATGCTCAGAGACATAGCCAGTAAATTGCGCGACCTTGATTTCCGTATGCAGGTTTTTCTTAAACGCCGAATACAGAATTTTACGCAAACTAATCTTCAAGCCATCCATAAGATTGGGAATACTTCTGTCGCAATCATATTTGGAGAAGTGGATTAGTTCCTTGTTGATAAAGTCCGTATAGCTTACATTTTCTTCAGCAGTATCCAAATAACTTCCGCGATCGTACTCGCCCAACCAATCCTTTCGGTCGTCTGCTCGCTTTTTGTTGAAGACCATGTCAATCGCATCATCGCTTTCCGCACCAGTGTGTTGAAAACCGACAATCTTCTTCTTCTCAAAATACTCGCGAAACTCCTTTCCAGTGCTTGTACCCAGACCCTTATAATATTTGATGTTCCAGCTCATATCCTGGTTGTTAGATGCTTCCAACCACGCCTCATATTCGCCGTTATTATAAAACACCAATTCCTTGTTGCCCTTGCGCGCTTTCAAAATGGGTGTGTTCATGAAACCGATGAATCCAGGAATCGTCGCCAAGCTTGGCCATACGGATTGAAACAAGTTGATGCCTAGACCCTTGATGTGACTGCCGTCCAAATCCTGATCTGTCATGAACAAGACCTTTCCATAACGCAACGACTTGTACACGTCATCAATATCTTTGTAATGCTTGCCTGATTCCAACCCCAAAATCTTCTTGATTTCAGTAATCTCTTTATTATCCGTAATCTTTTTGGTGGTCTCGCCACGTACATTCATAATCTTACCCTTCATCGGATACACGCCAAAGATATTGCGGTCTTCAGAGGAGAGCCCCGAAACGATTCCCGCCTTCGCTGAATCACCCTCACAAAAGATGATTACGCATTGTCTGGACTTATCCGTGCCCGCCCAATTCGCATCAATCAACTTTGGAATACCACGAATGTGCTTGCTTTTGATGCCATCCGTTTTCTTGGCCGCCTTGTTTTCCTTCACTTCGGTCAGCGCACACGCCGCATCCATCACACCCATCTTCGCCAGCTTTTCAATGAACTTGTCGCTGACTACACAAGACGACCCGAACTTCGCGCTTGGCGTGTTCATGAAATCCTTGGTCTGGCTGTCAAACGCTGGATTCTCAATATCACAACGCAAGAACAGAATGAGTTGCTCCTTGATGGTGTTTGCATTCACAACGATCTTCTTTTTCTTTTCAATAAATGCAGACAATTTTCTGGTGATTTGGTTCAAGATATATTCCACGTGTTTGCCGCCCTTGTTTGTATTGATGCCGTTGACAAACGACACTTGCTGAAACTCGTGCTCTGCGCTTAGACCGACGGAATATTCCCAGCGTCCGTTGTCTGCAAGTTCATATGCACGCGGATTATCCTCTTTGGGTCCAAGATACATGTCCACATATTGCGGGAAGTTCTTCACAGGAACCGCCGTCCCGTTGTACTTGACCTTGAGTGCTTTATCTGTGACCGCTGCAATGTCGTGAACACGCTTTTTCAAAAGCCCAATCATATCTAGTGATAGACCCGCAATACCCAATCTTTGATAATCGGGCTTGAAGGTAATTTTTGTATAAGGTTTGTTTTTGCATTTGGTAATACTTGGCTTGCCGATGACGTCCAGATTGTTTGAGAACGATTGCGAATATTTTAGCATGCGCGTATGGTCGATAGTTTCTATGGTTCCGATGGTGGACCAAATGAGAACCAGTTTAAACCCAAAGCCATTCTTACCGCCAACTATCTTTTTCTCTGATTTATCATAATTTGTGCTGGTACGCAAGTGTCCAAAGATTAACTCAGGAATCCAAATGTTGTATTCTGGATGCTTTTCCACATCTATCCCAGACCCGTCATTTGTCATGACAATCGTTCCGTCCGCTTGAATATCAATGTCAATATACGAGACGGGAATCGCGTTGGGTTGCTTATTTGCAACGGCCTGTAGCATACGGACTACGTGGTCGCGACAATTCACGATGCCTTCATCAAACAACTTGTATAGACCTGGAACATACTTTATATTCTTTAGAACAATTTTTTGTGTTGCCTCATCCAATATCCACATATCTGTATCCACCTCCTCAACCGAACCGATATACGTATCGGGATTGGCTAGGATATGCTCCTTGTCCGTCTTTTGCTGATACTTTTGCGAGAGTTCTTCGTTTTTGGCCGCCATATTATTAGTTATGTATAGTATTAAATAATTAATATTTATTTCAATTTTAATTAAAACAGATTTGAAAGAATTCGTATTGTTATAATATATGGCCGATATAAATTCATATTGTAATAATTTAGCACTTAATGCAAACGGGACTACAGATATAGTTCGTTTTTGCCCCGTTCCCAAAATAAAAGGATTGTATTATCCTAGCCAAGAGCAATTATATAGACAATTTAAAAACGAGAATTGTAATATTCAAAAGAAACTGCCTGGAACATTGGGCGGCAGATATGTAGGCGCTTTATCGGGCGCCATGCGCAAGAGTCAATGGATTGGTTTGGGGGCTGCCTCCAAAGGCCAAACCAGATTTGTTTTAAATGGAGATGCACAGGGAATGCGTCAAGGACAACCAGGAGGGATATTGCCCCCAATCAGAAATCAGTTTTAAACACGCTCGCGTAATTATTTTGGTAGATATTTAGCCAGTTTTTGTTTTATTTTCTTGTGTTATTTTATAATGACTCGTCTTTCTAGAGCTGCTAGAGGAAAATATGAAATGGTAATTGGTTCTCGCGTACAAGTTATGAATGGCACCGCTCATCATACTTCTGGAGGATTAACCAAGGAAAAGCTTATCCGCACCAAAAACGGACGCATAGTAAGCAAATCCAAGCATTTTAGCGCAAAGCGTGAGAATCGTTTAGTAAAAGCTGGCTATGGAACCCGAAAGGGCAAGTTTGGCTATGTTAAGATAGGCAAGATGGGCAAATCTAGGAAACAACGGGGTGGCATCGGCGGTATTAGATACGACTTGGCGCCTTCCGCATACGACGGAGAAGGGGTTGGAACCAGCGGTGATGCGGTTCAATTTGAGGCAGGCCAGGCGGGTGGAAGACGCAAGAAGACTCGTCGCAGAAGATATTAAACATACACACATTTGAACGTTTATAATTTTATTATTTTATTTAGAAACATTCAAATTATAAATTATTTTCTCGCGTTATTTTATAATGCGTGGAGGAGAAGGTATTAATTATTCATTGTCGCCGGCAAATTATGATGGTCAGGGAGTTGGAACTAGTGGCGTAGATCTCCAGTTTGTAGCTGGACAAGCGGGTGGACGTCGTCGTCGTCGCGGCACTCGTCGCGGACGTAGCCGTCGTGGGGGTATCAACACGAATGGAGGTGCCCGTCGTCGCACTCGTCGTGCTCGTCGCAGCCGCCGAAGCCGCCGTTAAATTTTTACACAATAATATGTAAATTTATGTAATTTTATTTTATATAAATTTAGACCCAGCAAACAAAAACGAATATCTAACATCCGCAACAATACCATTCGCTTGTAATAAACGCATCAAATGCAACAAATTCGCTCATGTTCTGATATACGTACTTTTCAAAGTAGTTCTTGCTTACAATGTGCTTGCTTGAAAACAAATTACAATAAAACGTATACGCGTCATCAAATGATATGAGCAACCCTTCATTTTTCACACGATATTCTTCCTTCATTGAAATCAAGGCAGACCGAATATCCCCCTTCTTGTCCCACTTTACACATGAAATATTCAAGGCGTATTTATCGTCAATCAATTCAACATTTGGAAAGAAGTGTTTTAGTATTTTTAGAACCTCATTTTCAGGAAGGTGACTATTCGCACTTTTAAACAAGACACAAATTTCGTCAATCTCCAGCTCGTTGCCTAGGTCCGCTACCATATTTTGCTCCCAAAATTCAATAAAGCTACGTATCCGCGGCAAATGTTTGCTGGTTACATTGAGAAAAGAGTCCGACACCTCATTGTATTCAAACTTTGCAGAGAGAAGTTGTTTGAAGGTGTTCAAATACATCATATTGGGCAAGAACAAATTGGAATGGTGCATTTTCCAAAGATAATGCATGTGTTTCCATTTTATTTGATATATTTTGTGCTCCTGAGCATGATTGGTCTCTGATGGAATATCTAACATTTCCGTGCAAAAGGCATCTACGATTGATTCTTGCGTGTTATTTTTCAAAAACAGCACATATTTTTTCAAACTATCGCCCGCCTTTGTTCTAAGATATCCGTCTGCGTTATCGTACCTATTGGAGTAATGAGTTGCAACACACAGCATATCGAGCCCAATATTTTCCTCCAAGTTGGATTCATTCACATCATTCATATGAAGCAACCTGCTATTCACATATTGATGCGATTCGTGGTATTTGATAAAATTGCGCGTGACGTTTGCACAACCAATGGTAATATATGCGCTTGTGTCGATTAACGTGACCAATTGCTTTGCCTTGCCATAGACAAAATAATTTACATCTTGATTCTTTTTTAGAATATTATCGCCCAACATAGTAAGAAAATGTTTTGCGTGATCTTTGGATGGAAACCATGCAGGGTGCAGAACCTTTAGAACAGCTTGAATAGTGGCTGAATTAGGCACAGATTGAAGCAGATTTCTCTCTTTGATTTGTTTGATAATGTTGTTTTTAGTTTTGTATTTCCAATCCTGAAGAACTCTGTCTTGAGAGATAGTTGTCAGCAACTTATGCAAAATGTCATCCTCCTTTACGACATTGTAATGGTTATTATCGTATTCGTAAAAACAATTATTATGAGCAAGATAGAAGTAATTATTCTTGCTGAGAAAAACCTGAATAAAGATTTGCTGTTCCTGGGTTAGTGTATTTGTACGAACGATGCGTTTTTCGTGATTTTGCTCTTCGTTTTGTAATGTCGCCTCCAAATAAGTATTAATGTGGCCATCGATTCGCTGTAGCATGTAGGAATTGCCCTCATATTTTTTGCATAGATTTTTTATTGTCTCGATGCATTTTTCTTCCATCGTGTATCATATATATAGAAAACACTTTTTATATTGTTATTCAATAGTTTATGGCGCATTTAGGCGATATAATTCCGCGCGCAGCGTTTACATCTTTTCAAAATTGAGATGCCGAAATATTATATATTTCAATATTATATAATATGCCGTTTATTAGGAATTATAATGGAGCTATGAAAATATTGTCGTCAATAGGCAAGGGAACGTGTAATAAAACTTGTAAAACAAGTTGGATACGTAATATAAAATATGCATTAAAAACCAAAACGAATCCTTTAGCATTAAACAAAACACAACGTAAAATGATAACTGAAAAAATTAAAAATGTTTCTGGTAAAAATGCTATAAACCAACATAGCAAAACACTTAAAAAATATCAAAATAGAAAATCGCCACCATATCCAGCAAACGAAAATTGTAATAAAACAATGGTTGGCAATGATGGACAAAATTATATATCTAAACCAAATAAAAATAATATTTGTTCTTGGAAAAAAGTATAATCTGCGTTTGAAATGTAAAAATGTGTAAATCTTTAGAAACGATTTAAAGATTTGCGTAAAATAACTCATAATGAGCAATTACGCGTTAAATTCCTCGACAACTAACAATGTGTTAACTATCAAGACTGTTCAAATCGCCCCGTTTCGTACTTTAATGACCGCACTAAAGGATATTTTATTGGAGACAAATATTTGTTTTCAGCCCGATGGCATTCGTATCATCAACATGGACAAGTCCCATACTATTTTAGCGCATTTGTTTTTGGACGCCCACAACTTTGAGTTCTACGAGTGCAAGAAGGAGAAGATCATTATTGGCGTAAACATGTTTCACTTGTTCAAGTTGATTAACTCTATTGATAACGACGATACTTTGACGATTTACATTGAGAACGCCGATTATGTGGATGGAATCGTTTCTCATTTAGCATTAAAGTTCGAGAATGGAGAAATTAAGCAATGTAAGACACAAAAGCTACGTCTTATTGAGCCCGAATTGGACGAGTTGGAATACCCTGACGTGAAGTTTTCCTCCGTTATCAACCTGCCTTCTGCTGATTTTCAGAAGATTATTCGCGACTTGTCTTGCATTTCGGACAAGTTGGAGATCAAATCCGTTGGCAACGAGCTTATCTTTAAGTGCTCTGGCCAGTTTGCAAGTGCCGAAATTCATCGCGCCGAGTCCGATGGAAGCATGGGTTTTGTCTTGAAGCAGGACTCTAGCAAGATTATCCAGGGCGAGTTCTCTTTGAAAAATCTCGGATATTTCATCAAGTGCACCAACTTGTGCTCTCAAATTGAAATCTACTTGGAGAATGACCTGCCGCTTGTTGTGAAGTATGATGTCGCGTCCCTCGGTTCCATTCGCCTATGTCTCGCGCCGTTACCCACTGCATAATAGCGTGTCCTGAAAATATTATATTTTATTCAATAAATGTAATATTTTAGTTTTTAGGATTTTGGGTGGTGCGTGGGTCTAAAGTCCCACAACCCACATTGCAAAAATACGATATTTTATCCCAAATCCTTTTTCAGAAAATGAAAATTGGACATTTATAAATGTCCATTTTTGAATATCCTAAAATACTTTTGAAAAAACGATGATTTGTGACCATAATGAAAAATTAGCGTCTCACGACCGAAAAAATATTTTTAAATTTGTGACGCTAATTTTTTTATTTTTTGACGCGGATTTATTTAGCAACTTTTATCTTCGTCTAATATACGAAGAAATGACGAACAATCTTCAACTAAAAGTTGCAGAGAATTTATATTGCAGTCATTGTGACTATACTACGGATAGAAAATGGTGTTATGATAAACATATTTTAACAGCAAAACATAAAATACGAACAAATATGAGCAATTTACAACATTTAGTTATTGCCATAAACGACAGCAAAGAATATAAATGCGATTGTGGAAAAAAATATAACCATGCATCGTCTTTGTGGAACCACAAACAAAAATGCCTACAAATGTCCACGACGATTGAAGTAACCGCACCCAAACAACCTCACGACGACGACCCGTCACAAACAAATCTTATTCTTGAACTAGTCAAACAAAATCAAGAATTCAAACAACTATTGATTGAACAAAATAAGACCATTCTAGAGGTCGCAAAAAATAATCAAATTAATAATAATACCATCAATAACAACAACACAAACAGCCACAACAAGACATTCAATCTCCAATTCTTCTTGAACGAGACCTGCAAAGATGCCATGAATATGAAGGATTTCATCAAATCGCTGGAATTGAGTATGCCCGAGCTGGAAAAGATTGGCGAGGTGGGTTTTGCCGAAGGCATGTCTCGTGTCTTTGTAAACCGCCTGAATAGTTTGGACGTAACCAAGAGACCCATTCATTGCAGCGACGTCAAGAGAGAAATTATTCATATTAAAGACGATAATAAATGGGAACGCGACAATGCAAACCTAGACCGACTGAGAAAGATA